CTATTCGACGACCTTGCAGACACCGCAACGCTTGACAGGGAACGGGGCTTTGCGAACCTTTACCTCGATACCAACACGGCTTTCACCCCAACGCAGGGTCAAAAGGTTAAGTTGACAAGTGCGATGAGTTCAGGCGTTTTGTCAACCTACAATTTTTCAAGAACCACCAACTCGCTGACCTACACAGGCACAACGGGTGCAACCCTTCGCATCGCTGCGTCCATGGTCTTGGCACAAGGCAACAACCACCAAATCAAGGTTTACATCGCCAAGAACGGCACAACGATTGACCAGTCAATGACCGACATCACAACGGCTCACACGAACGGCCATGCGGTTTACACGGAGGCTTACGTTACGGGTGCGGTCAACGATGAGTTCACCATCTACGTCAACGCAATCGATAGCGGTGCAAGTATCACGATTTCGGCCCTTTCATTTACCGCCCATACCCTATGAGCAAGTCAACGCAGCACTTCACCCAATGGTTGGGGATAGAACATAAGGTCCCTGTAATGCTGGAGAACCGCTCCGGCAAGTACATCACCTACGGCTTTGCGAACGAATACCCCTACTACCTGCTGGACAACTATCGCAGGTCCTCAAAACACAACGCTATCGTTAACGGCAAGGTCAACTACATCATGGGCGGAGGATGGCAGGCAGGGGATGACTTGACCGTGGAGCAGCAAGCCCGGTTTATCAAGTTCTTCGACGGACTTTCCAGCACGGAGGACCTGAACGACATCACGGAGAAACTGGTCCTTGACTTGGAGATTTTCAACGGCTTTGCGGTTGCGGTTACTTGGTCCAAGTTGGGAACCATCGCCAAGATGGAGCACGTCCCGTTTGAGAAAATCAGGGTTGACAAGGAAGAAAAGATGTTTCAGGTGGCTGACTGGTACAACGACGACATGATGCAGTTGTTCCCCAAGGTCGGGGACATCGAGAAGATTCCTGCATTCGACCCGGAGAATCGCCTCGGAAAGCAGTTGTTCTACTATCGGGTCTATGCAGCAGGCGTGAAGCACTACCCGCTTCCGGAATACATCGGGGGGAACGCTTGGATTGAGGCAGACGTACAGGTGGCGAACTTCCACAACAACAATCTCCGGAATAACTTTTGGGGGGGATACTTGATTAATTTCAACAACGGCATCCCGACACCCGAAGAACAGGGCGACATCGAGCGTCAAATCAAACGCAAGTTCAGCGGTACGGACAACGCTGGTCGCTTTGTGGTAACCTTCAACGATGAAGCAGCGAATGCCCCGACACTTGAACCGCTCACTCCGTCCGATATGGATAAGCAGTTCGAGGTATTAAACAAATCAATCCAGCAAGAGATATTCATTGCCCACCGTGTAACCAACCCCATGCTATTCGGAGTCAAGACCGAGGGCCAATTGGGTGGACGCAACGAATTGGTCGAGGCTTACGAGTTGTTCAAGGCCACCTACGTCAACGACCGGGTGCAGAAGGTCGAAAGAATGATAAACTACTTGGGGTCTTTCAACGGTGTGGAAGGCATGGAGTTAATTCCTACCAACCCAATCAATGAGCAGTTGAGCGAACAGGCTCTCCTTCAAGCCATGACCCCAGCAGAACTGCGAGAAAAAGCGGGATTGCCACCGATTGAAATCAAGACCGAATCAAGCGTTCAAGACGTTATCACGGCTATCAATTCGCTCTCTCCGTTGGTTGCCAACAAGGTCTTGGAATCTATGTCAGCAAACGAAATCAGGGCCTTGGTGTCCTTGCCTGCAAAGGCAGAGGGTTCGGGTCTTGCTGGGGAAACGGCAGCCGTAGAGGTCAGCCCTGAACCTACTGCACCGCAAGGCTTGGCATCGAACGACAACATCAAGAAACTATCGGGCCGTGAGTATCAAAACCTCATGCGTATCGTGCGTCAGTATATGCAGGAGAAAATAACTCTTGAAATGGCTCGGACGATGCTATCAGCCGGCTTCGGTTTGTCTGCCCAAGAGATTGACACGATGCTCGGAGTGCAGTCCCAAGAGTTCAGCGAACCTCAATGGGGTCAAGAAGACGACGAGGACTACGGATGGGGCGAAGAAGAATTTAAGGTCTTGGAAGTGGTTGCAAGCAAGTTCGGATGCCATGCAGACGATTACCATGTGATGCACTCCAAGCCGATGCGGTTCGACACCAACATCGACGAAAACATACGGTTGGCCTTTGCCGAACTGGGCGAAGAAGAAAAAGAATTGGACAAGAAGATTGAGGCTTACCGCAAGAAGAACCGGGACGCATCGGTTGAAGAAATGGCCAAGGAGTTCGGGGTTAGCAAGGCGAAGGTCGCCAAGCGTGTCGCTTACCTAATCACAAAGGACCGCTACCCAATCAGCAGGGCCGTGGACAAGATAGCCGAGCAGAACCTGCCCAAGAACGTGAAGGAAGTTGCAGAGCCAGTCTTGGAAGTCCGCTACAAATACGCATGGGCCACAGGGTTCAGCAACAAGGACAAAGGCTCCAGCCGTGAGTTCTGCAAGGTCATGCTGGACTTAGCCGGGCAGGGCAAGGTTTACACCCGGGACGACATCGACGGGATTTCTGCGATCATGGGCTACTCCGTATGGAATCGCAGAGGCGGTTGGTATCACACACCGAGCGGAGTGAATCGCCCGCAATGTCGCCATGTATGGGAGCAGCAGTTGGTCATCCGTAAAGGCAATAAAATCAGCAAGGCATGAAGGCACTCTTTATAAGCGAAGAAACGCTACTGGACAATAGCATCATAAACGAGAACGTCAGTTACACGCAGATACGGCCTACGGTCATCAAGGTCCAAGAGATGCGGATTCAGCCCATCGTTGGCTCTCCGTTGTACGGGGAACTGGTTACGCAGGTCGTCAGCGGTTCAACGTCTGCCCTGAACCAAACGCTCTTGGAGGACTACATTCAGCCTGCTATGATTCAATGGCTCTACTACGAGTTGCCGATGGTGTTGGCCTTTAAATACATGAACAAGGGGATGGTTCGTAGAACGAGCGAGGAATCCTCCCAAATGAGCATGGAAGAGATTACCCGGCTGACGGATAAGGTCAAGAACGATGCCGAGTGGTACTCCGAACGCATTACCCGCTACCTGATGGAGAACCGCAACGCCTACCCTCTTTGGAACTCGCCTCCTTCTGCTCTTGACACGATCTACCCGAACGCTACCAACTACCGCACCGGGATGGTCTTGGACCGCAACAGGAGGATGGGAATCAGCAACCTTGACTACCCCTACCCCTACGGTCAATTTGGGGCGTGTAATGACTGCTGACGATGGGCGCACACAAAAAAAACATACTGAAACTCCAGAATTATGTCTTGGATAAAAATCAAGCAAGCCCTGCTGGACCTTGCAAATGCTCATCCACAGGTCAACTCGTTCGGGACGGGCGACCCTCTTGCGGTAGGCACGGACAACACCATCAACCTGCGAACCCCAAGCCGTGAGCGAATCGTCTATCCGCTCGTTTTTGCGGACGTTCAGTCTGCAAATACTGACGCTGGCACTTTGGACTTGGTGGTTGGGGTATATTTTAGTGATAGAGTTGAGTCCATTAAGCCGATGGGCGGAGTGGTTTCAGGCAGCCCTACGCTGGGTTGGCAGGATAACGAGGACGAGGTCCTAAGCGACCAGTTACAAATCGCACAGGACTTCATATCAGCCCTTACAAACGACCCAAGCGAGGACTGGACCCTCTCATCCAGCGTCAGCCTTACGAGGTTCGTAGAGAGCCGGGATGACCGAACCGCAGGGTGGCAGGCGACGATGACCTTTGAGATTCCGTACTCTCACTCGGTTTGTGAAATTCCGGTCTAATCTACATTTACAATTAAACGCTAAAAAATGCCTACACCCATATTGCAACAAATGCTCGGCCAAGGTGGTACGATGGAGTTTATCAATGGAACCGTTACCGGGAAAAACTACGACTTCCTTGTAGTCAACACCGCTGCGACCTTCACAACTTTAACAGGAACTGGAAGCGAGAACCTGCTAACCGCTTACAACTTTTCGGGGGCTTCCATATCCGCTGGCATCGTGATAAGCGGTCGCAATGGAGGCAAGATTACTGCGGTAACTCCAAGCGTCGGTTCGGTTATCGGTTTCACATTCCTGTAAGCAATGCTGATAGGTTACGGCTACGGCTATCCAACAAACCAACTGCTTGGTGGTGGCAATCCGTTTTGGCTTGCCTTCAACCAACGTGCAGACGCTGACGGGGCTTTGCCTGCCGAGGCTGCGGTCAATGGATGCCTCCAAACCCGATTCCTCAACTCCTTCCAATCATACGCTTTCT